AATTGCTGGTGGAGCTTTACCAACAGACGTAACCGTAGCTAGTGCAAACATAGTAGATGGAACTATTGTAAACGCAGACGTTAACGCATCTGCTGCAATAGCTGGAACTAAGATAGCTCCTGACTTTGGATCGCAGACTATAACGACAACAGGAACATTAGATATTCCTGATAATGCAAGAATAAAATTAGGAACAGGCGATGACCTACAAATTTATCACGATGGAACTTCATCAAGAATAGAAAATGATGAAGGTAATTTAACTATTAAAAGTGATGGTACTCTAGGCTTATACAGTTATACAGGTACAGAAGCAATGGCGAAATTCATTGCAAACGGAGCCGCAGAGCTATATCATAATAATACCAAGCGTTTTGAAACAACAAGTGCTGGTATTGACGTAACAGGGAATATCACAGCTACTGGAGATGCAACTATTAATGGTGGAGACATAACTATCTTAGGAGCTGCACCAAAACTACACTTAACTGATTCTGGAGATAATCCAGATTTTTATATAGAAAATAATAATGGTCAATTTAGAGTTGTAGATGGTACAACTGCTTCTTCAAGATTTGATATAAATTCTGATGGTCACATTGATGTAACTGGAAATTTAGATGCTCATAGTGGTATTGACGTAACAGGAAATATCACATGTACAGGAACAGTTGACGGTAGAGACGTAGCTGCTGACGGTACTAAATTAGACGGTATTGAATCTGGAGCCACTGCCGATCAGACTAAATCAGATATTGATTCACTAAACATTAATGCTGACCAAGTTGATGGTTTACATGGAACTCAGTTTTTAAGAACAGATGCAGATAGCACTATTAATGCTGTATTAACTACTCGTAAAATACAAGTACAGACAAACCATGATATTCGTATTGCTGGTGGTTCATGGACAGGAGAATATACTGGTGGTATAAAACTACAAGCAGATGGGCAACACTCTTATTGGCAATATCACGGTACTACTTACTTTAGAACTGGCGGTGGATCTAATACTGCAACACTAGATGCAAGTGGTAACTTTACTGCTACTGGTAACGTAACAGCTTACTCTGACGCAAGACTAAAAACAGACATTTCTACTATTAATGATGCTCTTGGTATCTGCGGTAAGTTACGTGGTGTTAGTTATAAGTGGATAAGAGATGGTAAAGCGTCTATCGGTGTAATTGCACAAGAAGTAGAAGAAGTAATACCTGAAGTTGTTTTAACTAATAGAGAAACAAATCCATCTACTGGAGAGACAACAGAAATAAAATCAGTTGACTACGGAAAAATAGTAGGCGTACTTATAAACGCAATAAACGAACTTAAAGCAGAAATTGACGAGCTCAAAGGAGGTAAATAATGGCTATCAAAGATTCCGGCAGTCTCAGCATAACTGAGATTGTTGATGAATTTGGTGGGTCAGTCCCCCACTCTTTATCTGAATACTACAGAAATGGTGGAGCAGTTCCCGGAAATAACACTAACGTGCCAACTTCTGGTACTATCTCCATGAGTAATTTTTATAGTGCTGTTAATGAAATACAAATAACAGTTTCTAGTAATACAACTAATTATCAGCTATCTAGTGCTTTTGGATCAAACTGGGGAACTGCTGTACCTAAACGGTTAACTGTTAATAGCGGTGTAACTATTGGTAGTTCTAACGGAAACCCAGCCATGATTATCGACGGTAGTATGGGCGGCACTTTAGTTGTCCATAATACTGGTAGTCTTCAAGGTACTGGTGGAGCTGGAAGCTCTAGTGGTTCTGGTGGAGGTGCTGGACCAGCAGTGAGATCAGATCAAAACGGTAGTATCACTTTCTACAACAATAGCGGCGGACAGATTTATGCTGGCGGCGGCGGAGGTGGTCGTGGTGGTAACGGCGGATCTGGTGGTACAGGTGGTGCTGGCGGAACTGGAGGTAATGGAACTTATAACGGAAGTCAAGCTTGCTACACCTCAGCATGGGGTGGTGGATCAAATGGATATGGATGTTATTACTATTCGGGTACTTGTAACCCTGTAGGTGTTAGTTACGGCGGTTCTAATAATCATGGTAGTAAATGTCAAATTATATTACAAGCCAATTTAGGCAACAATTACCATCAGACATCTTGTAGTGGTGACTCCAATTTCAACAGAAACAGATTCCGTTACGGTAATACAACTGCTTGCGGTGTCCCACACTTAAGCTCTAGTGGAGGTAGTGGTGGATCCGGAGGAAGCGGCGGCGGCGGCGGTGCTGGCGGTGGCGGTGGAAACGGACAAGGCTACAACCAAACAAGAACTGACGGATCTGGAGGATCTGGAGGATCTAGTGGAAACAATGGATCTGGTGGTGCCGGAGGTGGAAGTAACGCTGGAACTGGTGGAACTGGTGGACAAGGCGGAACTGGCGGAACTGGTGGCTCTGGCGGAAACGGAGGTACTTGGGGTACAGCCGGTGGAGGCGGATCTACTGGAAACAGTGGTGCAACAGGTAACACAGGCGCAAGCGGTGGTAATGGTAATGCTTCTAATGGATCTGGAGGTTCAGGTGGATCAGGTGGTTCATCAGGATCTGGAGGTTCAGGAGGAGGAGCTACTTCTTACTACATACAAAATCGTCACTACATGACATTTCACAATTCAGGCTCAGTAGCCGGAAGTTAATTATGGATTACAAAATTACAGGAGTGTCTACTTCTCAAATACAAGTAGAATACAGTGATGGTAGCTGGGCAAATATACCAATAGATGGCAACTGGAAAAGTAAAACTGACTATTTAAAAGCTATAAAAGCTTGGTCAGCCGAAGCTAGAGATACAGTTGCTGTAACTGATAACCCAATAAAAATTGGAGATGAAGGTGTAGTTGGTGATGGAGTCCCGGATCAAACTCCAACAGAAGCACCTAAATTTACTTGGAAACAAATTAGATCTTTGCTATATCCAAGTTATGAACAACAGCAGGAAGCTTTTACTGATAAAGAAATTTATAGTAACACTAAAAAATGGGATGTAATAGTTACACATATAGCAATGGTAAAAGAAAAAGTTGCTAAAGAACCTCTTAACAGTGAAGGAGGGCAAGATAAAAACTATACATGGGAACAATTTGAAGCTTTAGAAACCGAATGTAAAGCTGATTCACGTAGCTATTGGAAAGGTGACTTCGACTAAAGAAAAAATGGATATATGTAAAGAATGTGATCGTTTGAACTCGGCTAGATTCTGCAAAGAATGTGGATGTTTTATGCCAATAAAAACAAGAATTCCAGATTTACATTGTCCTATTAAGAAATGGTAGAAATACCAACTATTGCAATACCACCAGTAAAAACAATAGAAACTATATCCATCCCTTTACCTACAGCAGACGTTCCTTCTTACACTCCTTTGGTTGTACCTCCTAGTGATTTACAAGCAGAGGAAGAACCTGAAGGAACTGCTTCTGAAGAGCCGGAGTCTCCCGGAATGAGAAAGGTAGACATACCTTTTACAAATAAACAAATGCCAGTACCTGAGACTGAGATCTTAGTAACGGCAACGACAACAGCAGTTGTTTCTGTGGCTGCCACTCTTACAGCTACGGCTGCATTTAAATATGTAGTAACTGCAATGAAACCAATACTTAAAACTACATGGAAGAAGATAAGCCAGTCAAAGAGAAAGGTTTCTTAGGCAAGGTAAAAGATATAGCTGAAGATAAAGAACATCAAATTGAATTCCTGGGAACTGTAGTCAGGCTAGGCGTTGTTGTCTGGTCAGGTTTCATCATCACGATGAACTACGTTGAAATTCCAATGGTAAAGAAATCTGGTAACTCAGATATCACTTTCGTAGCCAGCGTATTTACTGGCGCACTCGCAACATTCGGCTTGACGACTGGGAAAAATGGAAGTTCAAAACCTCCAGCATGTCCGATGGCAAATAAACCAAAACCAAAAGTATGAAAAAACTAATCATACTCTTAGCATTGTTATCACCCAGCATAGCAAGAGCCAACACTGTGACCCCACAATTTACTACAGGGTCAATGAACTCAACGACTACTACAACTCAAACTATCGTTGAGACAGAACAGGTCCAAGTTTTCGGTGCAGCCGTAAATACTTGGTCTGGGTCAAACATCACATCATCAGCAAGTGCTGGTATTAGTGGTGGTGATGCAGTATTCACAGTTACTGACACAACATTACCGTGGACATTAGAAACAACAGTAAGAGCAGCCGGAATAACAGAGCAGCGCGATTACACTCGCAATTACACAATAAACTCAACTACTTCCTCACTCTCTGTATTCTCTCAGTAAGTCCAGTACTTGCAGAAGGAGATACCAATAATAGTAGCAATCCCGTGGCTGCTGCCACTGGAAACGTTACGAATCAAGCCGTCCAATTTCAAAATAATGGAGCACCAAGTCGTCAATCATTTGGTAACAACATATCTTGTAATGGCAGCACGATGACATTCAGCCCATTTTATATGGGTAATGACACTGAACCTCAAACAGAAGATGGTTATGTCATATCAGAGAACTGGGGGTTTCAATTAAATTTCTCAGTTCCTTTAAATCGAGACTTGACTAAGCAATGTGAACGCATGGCTGAATCAAGAATACAAAAAGATCGTCTCGACTATGAGCTGGTACGTGCTCTTAAATGTGCCGAATTACAACGCAAGGGATTCACCCTTCGTCCGGGAACTAGAGTTGCACATTTGTGCAGCGATGTCGTTCCTATTCAATCCTTATTAAATAAATAAAATGTTAGCACTAGCAAGACCATTCGTACTTTCTGCATTAAGAAGTCCAAAATTTAAAACTTTTGTTATAGACCTTTTACAAAAGTTAGTTGAGCAATCAGATAATGACCTCGACGATAAAGCATTAGCAATAGTCAAAAAAGGTTTAGGAGTTTAAATGGAAGTTGTTATATCAGAAAAAGATACTGTGGTTACAGATCCGTTTATCTGGTACAAAGACAACTTTTTACCACCCGTTTTTTGTAAACAATTAATTACTAAATTTAAAAATAAAAGAACTATTAAACATAAAGGTATCGTTGGTGGTACTGATAGTTCAGGTGAATGGAAAAAAAGTACAGACGCCTATTTAAATACAGATCCTTATTGGAAAGAAGAATGTATTGAACTTAATGAGTTTAATCATCTTGCTTTTCAAAAATATACAAGATATTTAAAAACTTTAACACCTGCACCAATACCAAATTGGGGCAGACAATTTAATATGCCTATTTTCGAGTTGTCGTCAGGAAACGAAATTTTTGATGATGGAAATCTAATGATGGAAATAAAACCCGGTGATGGTTATGACTGGCATGCTGATTTTCATACAACTAAAAGAGCTGGTATTAGATATTTAACTTGGATTTACTATTTAAACACTGTTGAAGAAGGCTGGACACAATTTATGAATGGTACACAAATTGAACCAATACAAGGAAGATTAGTTATGTTTCCTGCAACTTGGCAGTGTATTCATAGAGGATATCCGCCTAAACAAGATAAATACATTTCTACTGGCTGGATAAGCCAAAGCATTGAAAATTTAACATGAAAAAGAAAGCAACCGAAGATCAATTTAACGAGTTGCATAATCTAGTTACTAAAGAGTTTCTTACCCGTATAAAAGCAGGCGAAGCAACTACACAGGATTTAAAAGCAGCTTGTGATTGGCTTAAGTCTAATGACATAAGCGGAGTTGCTTACGATGGAAATCCTTTGTCAAAACTAGCAAAGGTTATGCCAACTATTGACCCAGAATTAGTACAGGCTAAGCTCTATGGCAAAAACCTCTGAATACTATAATTCCAACCCAAAAGCTAAGTCTGTTAGACTTAAGCAACAAAAACGATACAACAAAACTAAAAAGGGTTTAGCCTTACGTGTTAATGCAAATAAACTTAATCGAAAACTTGGTACCTACGGAAATGGTGATGGCAGAGACGCTGCTCACTATAAGGGGAGTACTACCAAGGGCAGACTCCAAAGTCCATCCGAAAACAGAAAAAGCAGACTCAAAATACGTAAATGACCCCTCTACTACCTAGTCCAAAACATTACTTACAAAACCTAATAACCATGACAAGTTCAGATTCTAAACGGCTCTGGAGAAGAGCTGTAAAAGAGCATTTCAAATGTACATGTGTTTATTGCGGAGAAACTTATGAAGAACAAGAACTTACACTCGATCACGTTAAACCTCGTAGCAGAGGTGGGCAAAATCTTACAACTAATGTTGTATGTGCCTGTAGAAAGTGCAACCAAGACAAAGGTAGTAGCAACTGGCTAAAATGGATGCGAAAAGTATTCGGCTTTCAGCCACTTAGAGAATTAATTATTTATCAACACATTATTAAAGGAACTTAAAACCATGACTGGTAGAGAAAAACAAAAAAAGCTTAGAGAATTAAGTTTTAAAAAGAACAAGGAAAACCAAAAAGGCGGACCAATACGAGGTAGATCTGGAGCTGGTACAGGTGGCGGTTCAACAAGTAACCCAGCAAACCTTAGCGGTAACAACAAAAAAGACAACAAGAAAAAAGTCACTACTAAAAAGTTGACTGGTGCGGAAAGAGCTAAAGCATTAGCTAAAAAGAACATCAAAAAATATGGTGGTACAGCTTCAGCCGCAGCAGCTAACAAGGCAGCTATGAAGCTTAAGATTAAAAAAGCTTATCAAGCTAAGCAAAAAGCAAAGAAAAAGAAGTAAATGCTAGACGACATTGCACGCCGAGCGATGCAATCACATGTCAAAGCATCGCTTAAGAAAATACCAAAGACAGTAACACCTGTAGTAGAAGCTGGTGTAGCAGAACCTACTATTGATCTTGCTAAAGATTATGCAATTAAAGCTATAGCACGCACTCGTAAACCC